AATCATCCCGAAGAAAATAAATCCATGTTTCATATAATGGCTGATGCACATTGCATGGAAAGGATCTAGTGATGGCATTCCTAATCCAGTTGCATTTCCAAACAAAATTCTATCTTTAACGTGTACAGCCATAACTCTACCCGGTTGAAGTATTCGAAGAAGTTCGGGAGTTAGGTAATCCATTTGCTTGAAAAACTTTTCATTATCCGAATTATGTCCGAAGTCGTTATACGTTGGTGTATATTCGTAATGGTTAGAGAATGGCACAGATGTAACGATAAGGCCAATAGAATTTTCTTTCATGCTTCGGCACTCTAATACATTGTCGTTATTGAAAGATTTCCATAATTTACCGCTTTTCTCCTCTCGCTGAGCAAACATCCAGCGCATCATCTTTTCTTCCGCATTAAGCCCGAAAAGACCATTTTCGCGTATTATCTGCACCATATTATGAACCATCTTCGTGTGTTGATGCCACTTTTCCATAAAAGACTTGAAAATTTCGCCCTCTGATTCTGCATACACAAAAAACAGGTCAACAGGGAATAGCTGCATGAATCTGTATATTCGTGCAATTGCTTGAAATTTATCGTTAAATCGATAGTCGATGAACATGATTGCCTTATGGCAGTGATATTGGAAGTTCAAACCCTCCCCTAACATCTCTGGTTTAGCTGCAAGATATTTCAATTTACCATCCTTGAAATCCTGTATAACTTTATCAGCTTCGTTGTCGTCTTGAGAGCCATATACAGCTTTACATCCGGGTAACGCCTTGCATATAGCTTCCCTCTCACTTTCAAGATCATGCCAAATGAGAAAATTATCATCTTTGTTTTCTGGGCGGTTTATTATTTCTACCACCCTTGCAACCTTTTCGGACATGTTATCTCTACGCTCTTTTGCGGCATCTGCTAATCCAAGAGCAGCTTCACGGTACATTTTAAAATTCCCATCTCGATCTATGCCGGCTGTTGAATTATCAACGGACACTATTTCTTCGTGAGTAATAAGTTCAGGAAGTGAATACACATTGTCAGGATATCCTAAGTCTGATGGTTTCGTTAAGAATAGAGCCCAAGTTGATACCCACAACCAAAACTCTTTCTCCTTATGAGGATATAATGTGAGATTGTTTGCTTTCGTTGAATCTCGTTGAAAGAATCGAGTAAGCGCTTGCCCTGTATCCATCACTCCTAGATATCCTGCATAGTGAATCATTTCCTTAAATCGATTCGGTGCAGGTGTGGCGGTAGCGACAAATTTATAAGGAACGGCATTGAATTTGGGCAGAAACGTTTGGTATGTTTTTGTACCATATCCACGAAGTACACTAGCTTCGTCTAAAGAGGTGGCTGTAAAATAGGAAGGATCAATATCTCCATCTCTTACACGCTCGTAGTTGGTAACCATTATATCGGTTTCGCAAGCCCCTATTTCAGCCATGTTTCGAACGTATTTTATTGTAAGAGAAAGATGCTTCTCTGATTGCTCTAGAAACTCAATTACAACTCGTTTAGGGCATACAATCAAACCTTTACCTCCTTTGTTTTTAAGTATTACTCTAAGTATTTCTAATTGAGTAACCGTTTTTTGCATACCAAAGGATGAAAAGATAGCGCGGCATCCACCTTCAACCGCCCATATAACAGAATCTTTCACATGCGGATATAGACTATCAGTCAGCTCTTCTTTATCTATTTTAAACCCTGTTTGATGGCTAATTGCCATCTTTTGTTTTAGAAAATCTAAGTATTCCATTTCAATTAAATAATACGTTAGTAAGTTGACGACCCCGACTTACAACTTGCCATAGTCCGGGCTTTTCTTCTGTTATCGCTAAATCTTTTATCTCTCCGAATCTTTCTATGTTTCCGCAAAGATCAACTATCCATCCGAACTCCTTATCCGGGTGCGGACGGATCGCTCTGCCTACTATCTGATAGTAAAGAGCAAGAGACATTGTAGGGCGAGCCATTACGATAGTGTCTAATTCAGGATAGTCAAAACCAGTGGTAAGTACTCCTACATTTGCAATGACTTTTATTTTTCCACTTTTGAAATCATTCAAGAGTCTTTCTCGCTCCGGCTTGGGAGTATCTCCTGATACTATTTCACATCCCTGAATCTCATTTGCAAGCCGCTCAGCCTCTTTTAAGAAGCGCGTGAATACGAGTATTCCCTTACGAGGTGTTTCCGCCTTATAGAGTAATCTATTCACAATAGAAACAAGAAAAGAGTAAAAGTCTACTCGCTCATACTCTTTTAGCACCGATCTATCCGTGTAATCCGCTCCAGTGGAATTTTTTTGTAACTTCCTACTATCCCACCCGACAGGCGATAGCTGATAATAGTTCAGCTTCGCCAAATAACCCATATCTAACAGTGTGGATATTTGGACCTGATAAATTAACTTCGAAAAGAACTTAGGATAAGTTCTTGTTAGAAATTTAAGCATAGATCCTTCCATTGTGGATTTCAATCTATACGGCGTGGCCGTTAACCCTAATACCTTGCAATTTAATTTTTCTAGAAAAGCTTTATACATTCCCTCTTTCGGATTTACTAAATGGCATTCATCGATTAGAATGTATTTGAAATGCGAAAATAGTTCAGGATGATTTATCGCGCTGCCTATCGTGGCATAAGTTATTCTTGAAATTTGCTTCGATCCCATTGAAGCGGAATAGACAGAGCAGTCAAGAATGCCATACGCGCATATCTTAGCAAAATTTTGCTCCAAAATTTCTTTAGAGGGCTGAAAAATCAGCATGTGAGAGTTAAGTCTTGCGGCTATATCTGCAATTACTATTGATTTTCCTGAACCGGTCGGGAGAACCATTAACGAATTCTTATCAGTCTTTGATAGAAAGTAAGATACAGCTTCATCACTTGCTTTTTTTTGGTAATCACGTAATTTAAACATGTCAGATTCTTTTTATTTTGGATTTTCGGGGCATTTACCAAGTTCGTATAATCGACAAATTCTTTGGCCGTTACCCTCAAAGGGAACGAAACAAGTCCTTTTTTTACAGGCGTACTCTGCCACCTCGTATTCACGGTATTTTCCGTCTCGGCATTTATATTTTATTTTCATATTCCTTTCTCCTTTCTTAATTTATTGCTTAGTGCTTTGTAGTATTTTATTAATTCTTTATATTCAAAATCAGTGAACTTTTTAAAGGTTGAAGATTTCCATTTCAACAAATCGAATCTTTGCTTACCTATTTTTATAATTAGGTTTTCACGATAGCCATCCAAATGATCTGCTTTGAATCGATTGCAAAATCGGCACTCCGCATGACAATTATCTTCATCGAATCTCGTTGCTGTGTGAGTTCGTGAAAAATAATGACCACAATCGGCTTGCTCAAAGGGCTTTATTTGCCCACAGCTGATACATCGGAAGAATCCATTCGGCATAGCATCTCGGAGGCGAATAAAAAGAGAAAACTCTCTATCAAGTTTGGCTTTATAATCAGGCTCTTTCTTCGCTTTATGAATTTTTGAGCCCTCTTTTTTATTTTTGTAAAACATGCTATTTTTTTAATACTGATTATTGAACTCTTTAGCCAATTTTACGCAGGCTTTATAAGTAATATGTTTTAATTTTTCTCTAATGATATCACACACATCATAAAATGGACTTTGGTCTGCAAAGCAAAGAAGTATTCCACAATTACTGCAAAATAATTCTACCCATATTTCCAAATATTCGGTATCATGATACACTCTTTTTTTGTGAGCGCATCCACATATAGGACAAATATCAAGTCCTCTTTTTATTCTTTTTACAATTGTTGCTTTACTTACTTTTTTCATTTTTCAGTCTATTTATTTTCGTTATATCCGATTTTAAAAGCCGTAAAGCCTCATTTGTTTTCACATCCGAAGGATCAACTCTACAATGCGAACAAACCCGCTCTACATGCCGTATTAGTGCATCTAGAGTATAATTAGGTATCTCTGTTTTCATGTTTTTTTTGTTTGTGGACGGAAGAGAATCGAACTCTAACTATATGGAGTACTCGGTACATATAGCGAACCGCCCCGCCCAGATTTGCCACCTACACGCTAGTAGGTGGACTTTCTAACATTAATCAAATAAAAACTCTTAAATTATGAATTTATGCCCTCGCGGGTGTGCAGTCTGTTAGATTCGAACTAACAACATTGTGTACTTTAATGCCTTTTTTCGTCCAAATGGACTAAGCGTCTACCAATTCCGCCACGACTGCATGTGCTCGTCTTTCCGAGCTGTCATGGCTACCAAACATTCATGTCAGCTTGCCCTACCTCTTTTTTCAAGGTGCTGGTTATAACTCGTAATGAGTTGTTGGTAAGTGCGGATTCGAACCACAACCTACTCCCTTTCAGCGAAAGAGAATCGTGTCTACCGGAATAAACCATTTACACCACTTACCATCCTATTATACCACTTTAAAGTGGGTGATCTTATTGTTACCATCTGTACTATGTTGGTTTCCACACCGTTTATATATACTCCTTATTTCTCTCTATTTCATTACTTATATGAAGTAGAAACTCATTCTCGTTAGGAGCGGGAAGATATATACCGGCTTTAGCACTAGCCCAATTTCGGAATCGGTCTATTGCAAGTGTCATATCTCCAGTGTCAAGTTCTGCAGAGCTTCTAAGATATATAACTTCAAGACCCGATTTATTCACTTTGTTTCGTTCGAATATCGTTTTGTTGCAAGTCCTTTTGAAGAAGTCTATCTTAACCTCTTCTAGAGAAGATCCATATTCGCAAGCGAACCATCCAAGAATTAAATGAAGGTAACGGTTTTGAGGAAGCGTTCGATTTTTGTTTTTTTTCTTGACCTCAACAACCGACCCTTCCTTAATAAGTGCATCAACTTTATTTTTGAAATCAAGAAGCTGATATTCGTTTTTTAAATCATAAATCATCTATAGCAAAAATCTTTTTGTCTGTTATCCGTTCTTTGTTCTCGTTTAAAAACCGTATGAACTCTTCACAATGTGAAGTGAGCTTCGGTATATCTCTTTCGGGGACGAAAGTGTAACTCTCTGTGTACGTATCTTTAAAGTCCGTAATGTTGTACTCAAAGAGCCTTACGTCATTGCCATTCTGCATCAAAGCATAAGGATAAACAAGGTGCTGAAAGTGATCTTTGAACTTAAAAGTTGAATATCGGCTTGTTGTCTTAATGTCGTGCACAGAAGTTGGCAACAACTCGTCTATAAATCCATATACAAGAACATCACCGTAACAGGTTGGCAAGATAGCCTCTGTTCTCACTTGAGTAAGAGCCCCCTTGAAATAACTTGCAAATTCACGGCAAAGAGGGATTGGAAAAGTAAATGCACATTCTTTGTAGATAGCTTGATAATACATGTTATCAGGCGTTCTTACAACCTCTACATCTTTGGGTTTCCTGTTCTCTATTAAGGCATCTATCAATTCATTAAAAGCAGTTCCTCTAGATGCTGCTTCGCTATCAAATGGAACTCTGTTAATGCGATTGATAAGTTCCTCAAATTGTATTTGTGCAAACTCCTCTTCCGTGTGTGGCGGATCTTCTGAAAATCCCCAATACTTCTGATAAATTACATCTGAGTGAATGTAGTCGTAGAAAGAGTCGAGGATAGTCGCATAAAATTTTCCTATAAGTTTATTCTTCATACTCAATCTTTTCAAAGATGATTCCTCTCTGATTCATGAAATCACCCAATGCGATAATATCTTCACGCGTGCCGGAAACTTTGAAAGCTCTGACGTATATATCAGCCTGAGAAGCAGAAATCGCCGTTGCTTTTTTAGGTTCAGGCGTTGCTTGAATTTGTACAACCGGGGCAACGACCTTTTCTGATTCTGCTTTTACCTTCTCCCTATTGGCTTTCAGGCTATTGGCATACTGTATTGTCGAGTTGATATTAAGCGTGTCAAGATACAGGGACTTTAATAAGTCTACATCTTCACCAATAGCTTCAAGAGTTACAATATCATCCTTTATCTTAGCTATCTTGCTTTCAATCTCAGCCTTGATATCCTTCTTTTTAGTAGTCTTATTCAGCCATTTTTCTTCAAAGATCTTACCTAGAGTTATAAGAGTAAAACCAGTTTCAGCAAAAAGGCTTTCTACAATCTTTCTTTTATCATCCTTGTACTTCTGATCGCTCTGTTTTACCACAGAATCGATTTTTAAGGAGCATTCGGATATCAGCTTTATAGTTTCATTCACCACTTCTTTAAACTCGGCAAATGGCTTCATAAACTCTTTTTCAAATTCAAGCCTTTTAGCGTTTAATGCCTTTGAAGCCTTGTTGAGCATAGCCTTGTCTTTCTTTGCAAGGTCTATGTTCGATTCATTGTAATTTGAAATGTCATAGTTTGGTAAAGCATTTTCCACCAACGCTTTTATTTGCTTTGCATTGGTGGTTAGGCTTCCTAGTGTCTTTTCGCTTACTACTAATTCAAGATCCTGTTCTTGAATATCCATTTTCGCTAAATTGCTCATAATAAACTCGGCTCTAATTGTTTCTCTTCGTACTTCTTCTCTTTGTTAAGGATCAGATTTAAGGACTTGGCTTTCACTGAAAGCAGTTTCCCCGCCATTTGTTTCGAGCTTCCTACGTGTTCAAATTGATCAATTCTGCTGATAAAGTCATTTGCCGATTGAGCATCTGTAATAAGAGTGATATCTTCTTTTATCTCACTAATGACTTTGTCGTATTTAGCAATTTCTTCTTTCTTTGCAGAGAGCATAGAAAGATAAGGATTGATAACATAATCCTGAATAGCTGTATTCTTGTGCGTTGGGTTTCCCTTTGCATCAATAATCGTAGGTATTTCCATTACAGACGGTAAATTGCAAGTATTCTTACCATCGTTTCTTGCAGTAGGGTCGAAAGTAATCGTTCTACGAGAGCGTCCATTTTCGGTTCTTGCTTCAATGTACCCCAATAAGTCAAGCTCTGTTACAATTGAGTTATACGACTTTTCTCTTAGCGATGGTATAAACACCGTATCATCACCCTCTTTTCTCGTGTCCCTGTGTGCCACAAATACTATGTGCTTATTCAAATTAGAAATGTTTCTAACGAAATTTGAAAATTCCTGATTGATTCCATTCCAATCTTTTAATGCAGGGGCTCTGTTGCCACATTTAAATGAAATGATGTAGTCCATCATTTTTCCGATAGTGTCAACTACTATAGTTTGATAAGAATCTAGATTCTCACTTAACACACTCTGCACATCTTCCCATTGTGATATTTGTACGGTGTCTACTGATTTTAAATGCTCGATGTTGATTCTCTTTACGCCATTGTCAAAATCGAACAGAAGAGGTTTTGGAGCACTCAATGCGTATGTTGATTTTCCCATACCGGGTTGACCGTAAACCATCATCTTAATGTTTGATGGAATTTCTAGTTCATTGCTTTTACGAATTAAACTCATAATATAATAGTTAATAGTTATACTTACTTTGATAATTTGGTTGCTATTGCAGCAACGTTTTTGAATGATTCTTTCAAATCATAATACTGTTGTTGAGATTCAGACCAAAGTTTGCTACAAGAACTAAGTCTTTCTTTCAAACTTTCTACTTCTTCTTTCAGAAGTTTGTTTTCTGATTTGAGGGTTTCATTTTCCACATTGGAAACACTTGTATCTTTCTCCATTTTTTTGTTATTTGAAATTAATTACGCTCATTAGTTGCTCTGAAGATAATACAGAGCGAATTTCTAATTTAGAGTAGCAGATTGGCGAATTAATAGCGGGACCCATCCTTTTCTTTTTAATCAGGCCGCCGTTGACCATCTTTTCTAAAAGAATAGGTTCTTTGCCTAAGGACTTCAACCACCGATACGCCTCTCTCTGCTTTATCAAGTCGTTTGTCGGTTCACGCATTTTGTCGTTAGCCGCTGCACCCAGTTCGGCCGCTTCTTGCAATAATCTTTTCAACTCATAGAAATCGAGTTGAATCAATTTCCTCTGAGGTTGGTTCATACTCTCCTTATTACAAAGAATTTTCCTAGTGGTGCACCCTCTTTCTGCAAAGAGTACTTTACTTCTTCTTTCTCAATCTCTCTATCGACTTTAGCCGCTCGATTTAGGTCGGCCACCATGCGAGAGATTTTGAGATAAGCTACAACAGGAAACACAATAGCCTCCCCTTTTACGAGTGCCTTGATGCGCACTCTTTCTTCTGTTTCTTTTGCCATATTATTTATAAATTATAATGTACTTAAAAAATGACGGCTACTTTCACAAGCAACCGCCAACCAACAAACAATCAAACCAAATGAGTTATGCGGGGTATATCTTATCTTTAATAGATTCGAAATAGTCCCATATCCCATTCGATATATTTGGGTATTTATGATTGCCACAAGTGCATACTACATTCTGCACTGTTATGCAGGTATCATACTCACCAAAGCGATCTTCATAGAGTTCTCTTTTATAAGAAATTGTGAAAATAGCATCCCCTATTTCAATGTCGATATTTCCACCCTCAAAATATTCTAACATTGTTTTTAAGGCTGATTCAGCAGCCTTTTTTATAAATGGTTTCATCTTCAATCAATTAGTTTTTCGTAAATCCGCTCAAAGTCATCTACGTTGCGAATTATGTAGCATGATAGAGCAAAGAAAATAGCACAGATTATGCAGAATAAAATAAGGCACTCTGCACTTATAAGTAATGCAATTAAAGAGATTATCCACGAAAGAAGAATAACCTCTTCTTTGTGTAATTTAATCCCATTTTTGGCTCTTATGAAGCCATATATCGTACGTTCATCTTCATCCCTACATGCTGAATAGAAGAAGTAAAAGCCAACTATTACGATAGTCGACATCAAAGTTAGTCCAAGTGCTTCCATGTTAGTCTTTTATTAATTCGGGGAAATATAAACTCGTGTCAGGCTCTGAAATCCTGAAATGTAACACGTCACATACAGCAAGTTGAATTGCTCGGGTGTCAATATACCCTATCTTGCTGTAATAGTTTTTACGCATGCTGATAGCAGAGAATTCTTCGTCAGAAATATTTCTAAATATCATATCAAGCGTTTTGTTGCTCGCAAACAGAAGATTGGTCTGTATCGCACCAGTATCTTCTATTTTTTCAAGAATGGCAATATGCTCTCTGAGTATTTTTTGCAATTCAATTAAATTCTCTCGTCCTTTCATGATTTTGTTTGTTAAATTAGAGCTTCATGCAGGATTCGAACCTGCGACCCGCACATTACAAATGTGCTGCTCTGCCAACTGAGCTAATGAAGCTTGCACCAGTACAGACCCCTAGACTGTATGCTTACTGCTTAATAGAGGGTTTTGCGGTGG